TCATCGACAGCACCAAGACAATCACGCTGAAGGCGGATCCGAACTCGTTCATGAGGGCGATATCGGCGGACGCCGGCACCCAGGACGGCATCAACCCGCATATCGCAGTTTTCGACGAACTTCATAGGCAAAGGAATTCAGACCTGTGGGATGTGCTGAAATACGGGATGGCGACCCGGGCGCAGCCGCTTCTCTTCGCGATCACGACGGCGGGCATCACGGGCGAGAGTCCGATTTGCGAGCAGCAGCATGGATACGCGCGCGCGATTAAGGAAGGGATCTTCCAGGATCCGAGCTACTACCCCGTGATTTACGGCTTGGACGAGAAAGAGGACTGGACGAACGAAGGCGAGCCGGCGAAGTTTGAGGAGATAAAAGAACCCGATCCGATGGACAGAAGGAAATTTATTACTCGATTGTCGCAGGTGGCGGCGGCGACAGGCTGGTTCAAGGCGAATCCGTCGCTTGGTCATCACCTTCAGCTTGAAAAAATCCGCGAGGAGTTTCTGCAGGCGCAGAACAACCCTTCGCAGCAGAACTCGTTCCGTCGATTGAGACTTGACCAGTGGGTCGGGCAGGAAATCCGGTATATCCCGATGGATCACTGGAAACAATGCGGCGAACCGTTCAATCTGGCGCAGTTGGTCGGGAAACCCTGCTTCGCCGGTTTGGATCTATCCGCGACCCAGGACATCACCGCGCTGGTTCTGGCTTTTGCTTTAGATGGAGAAATTTACCTTGTTCCGCATTTCTGGCTGCCGGAGCACGAACTGCATCTGAGGTCAAAAAGAGACAAAGTCACGTATGACCTTTGGGCGGCGCAAGGGCTGATTCATACAACGCCCGGCGACCAGGTCGATTACGGTTTCATCCGGACAGTGGCCAATGACCTTGCGAAACTATATGACATCCGCGAGATCGGATATGACCGCTGGAATGCAACCCAGATCATCCAGAACCTGACGGATGACGGAATAACGATGGTTCCTATCGGCCAGGGATTCGCATCGATGTCGGCTCCGACGAAGGAAATGCTTCGGCTCATTATGGAGCACAAGCTGCGGCATAACGATAATCCCATCCTGAACTGGATGGCCGATAACTTCTCGGTGAAGCAGGATTCGCAGGACAACGTGAAACCATCGAAACCCGACCGAAGGCAAACGTCCAAGCGCATTGATGGGATCCAGGCAGCCATCAATGCCGTTGCGCGGATTATTGTAACTCCCGAGTACAAGGGATCCGTTTACGACACCCGAGGCGTCCTGACTGATGAAGATTTCTATGAAGAAGCGTTTTGATCCTTTCAAGTTTGCAGCCGAGTTCTTGGGCTTGGCATCGGTCCTGCTGATCGGATATGGGATCGATAGGATATATCCACCCGCTGCGTGGATCTTCCTTGGAATCGTCTGCGGGATTCCTTACATCGTGAGTACTGCACAATCGCTGAGAGCAAAAACCAAATGACTTTCTTAAGCACCCTGATCAAAGCGAGTACTGCACCGGATCCGACGAATGACTTCTGGTACGTCGATCCTCAGTCCGGATTCGCTTACATGCCCGGCGGATCCAATCCAGAAGCGGCGATGCGAAACTCTGCCGTTTACGACTGCGTAAGGCTTCTCAGCGAAGACGTCGCCAAGCTGCCGCTGATTCTCTACCGGCGATTGCCGGATGGCGGGAAGGAACGTGCAACCAACCATCCTTTGCATGGACTATTGAAAACGGATCCTAACGGATGGCAGACCTCTTTCGAGTTTCGGCAACTGCTGCAAGCGCATCTCGAATTGAGAGGCAATGCTTATTCGCGGATCTATCCGGGCCCACGCGGGCCGGTGGATAGGCTTGAGCCGATCGATCCGGACAGCGTGACCAGCGTCTACCGGAACACTTCTGGAAAAATCGTTTATGAGGTACGGCGGGAATCCGACAGGGTTACGGAGAAACTTCTGCAGGAAGAGATATTCCATCTACGGGGATTCTCGCTGAATGGTCTGACGGGCATATCAACTATCGGGCTGCATCACGAAACAATCGGCATCGGTTTGGCCGCGCAGCAATTCCAGACCTCTTCTTTGAAGAACGGGATACGGCTGAGCGGCGTTTTTCTGCACCCTGGAACTCTCGGCAAGGAGTCAAAACAAAATCTAAGAGAGTCCATTGCGAGTAAGTTCCAGGGTAGCGGAAAAGCCGGCGGATTCATGATCCTTGAGGAGGGGATGCAGTGGAAAGAAATGTCCATGACAATGCAGGACGCCCAGTTCCTCGAACTACGAAAACTGAACCGCGCCGAAATTGCGGCGATCTTCCGAGTTCCCCCGCATAAGATCGGAGACCTTGATCGGGCGACCTTCAGCAACATTGAACACCAGTCGCTTGAATATGTGATTGATGCCCTTATGTCCCGGCTTGTGAGATGGGAGCAGGCAATCAGCCGAGACCTGATCGTTGGAGTCGACCGCGAAACCTACTTCGCCGAATTCCTGGTCGATTCCCTTCTCCGCGGAGATCTCAAGTCCCGCTACGACGCTTATGCGGTTGGAATCAACACTGGAATCCTCAGCCCGAATGAAGCCAGAGCGTTCGAGAACATGAACGCGAGAGATGGCGGCGACAGATTCCTTCAGCCTTTGAACATGACGACCAGCGGAGCAAAAGATCAGCAGCGGGTAGCAAGGGTGTTCAGACTCGTCGGATTGAAACTCGCCAACAAGGAACTGGTCGCTTTCAGAAAGGCTTCTGCCAAATTCGAAGGCAAGGAACTGATCGAATGGGCTGAAGAGTTTTATCGCGGCTATCGGGAGAGCCTCCGCGAATCGCTGCAGCTGCCGAAGGAAAAGGCAGATCGCTACTGCGATGAATCCCTGGCAGAGTTGAAAGCGGCTGGTTGCATCAACGATCTAATCTGCGGTTGGGAGAGCAATCATGCCGAGAGGCTGGTTGAGCTGGCCTTTGCCGCATGAGAGGAGTCTTATGAGATATCTGCGAATTGTCACGGCATTCACCGGCGCTTATTGGGCCATGCAGGAATCAAAATGGAACGAAATTCGTGCCTTCCTGAGATTCAAAGCCACCGGCGGCATGCTCGCTGAAGACGAGGTCATTTCGAAAATCGGGACAAAGGTGCGGCGCGAAGAAACGAAAGGATCCGCCGTCGCTGTTATCCCAGTTTATGGAGTGATCGCGCAAAAGCTTAACATGATGGATGAGATCTCGGGATCGGGAAGCGCATCGACAGAGCGGATCTCGAAAGACATCAAAACCGCCATGGCCGATCCTGCGGTCTCGGCTATCCTTCTCGATATCGATTCCCCTGGCGGCTCAGTATTCGGCGTGCCGGAATTAGCGAAAGAAATCTACAAACTTAGAGGCCAGAAGCCAATCGTCGCGATCGCGAACAGTCTGGCCGCATCAGCCGCTTACTGGATCGCAAGCGCGGCCTCCGAGTTTCATGTTACGCCAAGTGGAGAAGCGGGAAGCATCGGCGTTTTCGCCGAGCACACAGACATCTCAAAATGGCTTGAGCACGAAGGCGTCAAGCCGACGCTGATCCGCGCGGGAGAATTCAAAACCGAAGGAAATCCCTATGAACCTCTTGGCGATGAAGCGGCGGCATACATGCAAAGCCGGGTGGATGACTACTACGGAATGTTCGTCAATGCCGTGGCCAAGAATCGTGGAATCAGCGAAACCAAAGTGAGAAATGACTTTGGCAAAGGCCGGGTTTTCGGAGCGGAACAAGCTGTCGCTTCCGGGATGGCTGATAAGGTTTCGACCTTTGACCAGGTTCTCACCAAACTGGCTTCCTCCAGACCTTCCGGTAAATCAGCCAAAGCGGGCAAAGTAGAAATCGAAACAATCAAAAACGAATTCGAGCTTTAAATCAGAAGCTGCCAACGCAGCAATAACCACAGTCAGGCTCGCCCAATACGGCGGGCCTTTTTCATTTATGGAGACAAAGGATGAATATCAAGGAACTTCGACAGCGTCGGCAGATGATCAAAAACCAGATCGATCAGATCCTCGCCGGCGTCGATCCTGCGGTCGGGCTGACTGACGAGGACAAAAAGAAAATCGAGGAGCTTCGGGCTCAGCGAACATCCAACGATGAATTGATCGCGCTCTGCGAGGAACAGATGCAGGAGGAGCGCAACCTTCCGGCAGTGCAGAAAATATCGGTCGGCAAAGACAATGTTGAGGACGATCCCAAGGGCGGTTTCAAGAACCACAAGGAATTTCTCAATGCGGTCATGCAATCCGGATACACCGGAGTTGAGGATTCCCGGCTGAAACGCTTTCGGGCGGCTCAGGGATCAGACGAGCACCAGGTGGGATCCGATCCTTATGGCGGCTATCTTGTGCCGGCGGGAGTCGCGCCGGGAGTCCTGACCATCTCGCCCGAAGACGATCCCGTCGCCGGGCTTGTACGTTCAATTCCAATGAACTCCCCAACCGTGGCTTTCAATGCCCGTGTGGATAAAAACCACTCCACGAGCGTGAGCGGCGGACTGACTGTCACCCGTAAACCCGAAACCGTCGACGCGAGCTCTTCCCGCATGAAGTTCGAGCAGGTCAGGCTGACGGCTCATGATCTGTTCGGGCTGACTTTCGCGACGGAGAACGTGCTGACAGATTCTCCGGAATCATTCATCGCTCTTCTTACCGCTGGATTCGGCGACGAGTTCGGCAGCCACATCATGGAAGAGCGGCTCAACGGAGACGGATCTGGCATGTTCCTCGGCATCCTGGACGCCGCGAATGGTGCCCTGGTAGTGGTCGCAAAAGAGCAGAACCAGGCGGCCGACACCATCCTCAAGGAGAACATCGACAAAATGATCTCCCGGTGCTGGCGCTACAGCAGGGCCGTATGGCATGCCAACCACACCACCCGGCCGCAACTCTCCGGACTTTATCAACTGGTAGGAACGACCGGAGGTCAGCCGGTTGAATATTTCAAGCCTGGCGCAGGTCCAAATGGAGAAGACCTTCTCGTTGGCCGTCCCATTTATTTCACCGAGCACTGCGCGGCTCTCGGCGATCAGGGCGATCTAACTCTCGCCCAGTGGGGAGAATTTCTGGAGGGGACTTATCAAAGGATGCGTCAGGATGAAAGCATCCACGTACGATTCCTTTCGGCTGAGCGGGCTTTCCGCTTCTTCCTGAGAAACGACGGGAAACCGTGGTGGACCGCTCCGCTGACTCCGAAGAAGGGTCTCACCCTTTCGCCGTTCGTAACCCTGGCTGCGCGCTAAACCCAACAACTCGATAGGAGATTTATTATGAATTTCTCAACACATTTCAGAGCAGCCCAAGGGCTGGCTCCCGTAGCCGATGCTCTGTCTGGAACCGTATATTCCGATGTCGTTCGGTGTGATGGAGGCAAGGTCATCTTTATCCTGCAGCGCGGCGTCGGAGTTACAGGCAAGTCCACCATCACCGTGGAAGCTTGCAAGGACGTGACGCCGACCGCATCCGAAGCAATTCCATTCCGGTACAAGACGATCGCCGACGACGATGCAGAAGGCGCTCTCACTGAAGCTTCGGCGGACGGATACACAATGACCGCCGGCTCCAACCGGATCGACATCATTGAAGTGGATCCGGAATACCTGGCAACGAAAGGCTATGCCTATTGCAGGCTGAAGGCAGCCGAGCAGGTCGATTCCCCGGTGCTTGCTGGGATCCTTGCCCTCATCGAAAAGCACACTCACGTGCAGGATCAAATGAGCTCGCCGCTCGTCTAATATGTCACTGAAACTATTTACTCCTCCCGCAGCCGAGCCCGTGACGCTGGCTGAAGCCAAAAGCCATCTGAAGCTGGATTCGCAATCTTTCGAAGACAGCATCGGGATCGGC